GCACCACCAAGAACACAAGAATTAAAATTATTATACGAAGACGAATTACAAAGAGCTTTACAGGAGGATGGATCAGCGGCGAGTACGTACATTACACCGAAAACTTATTATCCAAATATATAATGACATTATTAACTAAAGGAATGGGAGTTGTTAAAAAAATAATGGCTAAGACTAAGGCTGGAAGAAAAGATCAAGTATTAGATGTAATTAAAAAAGGTAGAAAAAAGAAAGTTTCTAAAAAATTATGGAAAGGTAGAACTAAACGTTTAATTGATGTTGAAGGTAAAAAAAAACACACTATTCAAGATGAATCACATCTTATGGATGTAGATACTTATGCTGCAGTTTCTTCAGCACCAGATAAAGAAGTTAAAGCGTGGTTAAAACATAAAGGGTTTAAAGAATAATGGGAAAATTTGCAAGTGGTAGACAGTCGTTAATGATTTCAGATCGTTCTGGAGCAGCATTTCCATATAGAGAAATGGTTCAAGAATGGAATGGTCTTTGGGTACATAATTCTGAATATGAACCTAAACAACCTCAAGTTTCTCCAAGACCACACGGTTCAGACCCACAAGCTTTGCAACATGCAAAACCTGCAAGAACAGAATTTGGTGTAGCCGATGTATTAGAATATAACCCTTTAACCACATATCAAATTGGATCTCCAATTGTAAATGTTAATTTACCAGGACATGGTTATACTACTGCAGATGTAAAAAGATTTAGAGGACCCTTAGGTGCCGCAGGAGTTTTTGGCAATCCAGAAGGAGTAGGTGGCATTACTGGAGCAACTATTGCTAAAGCGGCCGGATACTCTATAACAGTAGGGAAATATGTTAATGGTGCAACTGATACAACTGGACCCAATAATACCGGACAGTTTGGTAGAAATTGGTTTTGGTTTAGTGCCGATACAAATGCAACAAGCGTAGAAACAGGAGGAGGGTACCCGATCTCAGTAGGACCGGTTACTTTACAATCATAATGGCAGGATATACACTTTCAGGATTAGAAGCTGATATTAGAAGTTGGGCAGAAGTTGATTCAACAGTTTTTACTGGTGCTGTTCTAAGCAGGTTTATTGAAAATGCTGAATATAGAATTGCTTATGATCTTCCTATGGATTCAGATAGAGTAGAATCTAGCGCTCAATTTGCTCAAAATTTTAATACAATTACAGTACCGGCAGGATGTTTATTTGTAAGAGGAGTTTTAGTTTTTGATTCAACTACTGATGATACTGTTAAAGGAAAATATCTTTTAAAAAGAGATGTTACTTTTATGCAAGAATATCAAGGAGAAGCTACAGGACCTGTAGGATCGCAAACTGGTCAAAATGTAAAAGGTCTTCCTAAATATTATGCTATGTTTGGAGGAGCCACAGGAACTACAAGTTCTACTTCAGGAGCCTTATATGTATCTCCTACACCGGATCAAAACTATTTATACACTATTTTTTGGAATAAATTACCACCTGATTTGGCGACACAGACTTCGGGCACATATGTTAGTAAATACTTCCCTCAGGGCTTATTATATGCTAGTTTAGTGGAAGCATTTACTTTTTTAAAAGGTCCAGCAGATATGTTGACATTATATGAACAAAAGTATAAACAAGAACTAACTAAATTTGCAAGTATGCAAATTGGGAGACGAAGACGAGACGATTATACAGACGGTACTGTACGTATACCGATCGAGTCACCGCCTCAATAATAGGAGATTTTTATGGCAATAACATCGGCAATTTGTAATAGTTTCAAACAAGAAATTTTAGTAGAAGGTCACAATTTTACTGGCAGTACAGATTCATTTAAACTAGCTCTGTATTCAAGTAATAGTGCAACCTTAAGTAAATCAACAACTCAATGGACAGTAGCATCGGATCCAACTGCAGATCCTACAAATACCTACGAAGTGTCAACAACAGGTACAGGATATACAAGTGGTGGAAATGCTTTAACAAGTACGACGCCAGTATTGTCCGGCGACACTGCGTGTTGTTTATTTGCAAGTACGTCTTGGGGATCAACAGCATCATTCACAGCAAGAGGATGCTTAATTTATAATTCAACAAATTCAAACAAAGCGGTTTGCGCAATTAACTTTGGTGCAGACAAGACTGTGACAACTGGAACTTTTACAATTGAGTTTCCAGCACAAACAGCAGGCAACGCGATTATCCAAATAGCATAAGGAGGCCCACGTGTCAGTTGACTCAGGATGGGGCCGGTTAACCTGGGATCAATCTCAATGGGGTGGTGCTACAGTTTTAGCCACTGGTTGGGGTGCTCAATCTTGGAATGATGGTGAGTGGGGAGATCTTTCTGATGCTACTATTACTCTTACAGGTGTATCCGCAACCACTGCAGTTGGAAGTTTAACAGAATTAATTGAAGTAAAACCTGGTTGGGGTACTTTAAACTGGGGACAAAATGGATGGGGTTCTGTTGAGTCAGCTCAATACACTTTAACTGGTTTATCTGCTACTTCAAGTCTTGGAACTTTAGGATCAATTCCAGATCAATTGATGGGTCTTACAGGTCAATCAGCAACGTCTACAGTTGGTTCACCTAGTATTGATGCAAGTTTAACATTTACATTAACCGGTCAACAACTTATTTCTTCATATGGAAATGTTTCTATTGATGATCATTCAATTGGTTTAGTAGGTTTATCAGCTACATCATCCGTAGGCACTTTAAATCCTGCAGATGTTATCGGTATAACTGGTCGATCCGCAAGCACTGCTGTAGGCACTTTAACATTTACTTCTAATCCAACGATGACCTTAACAGGTGTATCGGCTACCACTGCTTTAGGTACTTTAACAGTTTCTCCTGTTACTTTAACTACTTTAACCGGACGAGCAGCTACAACAGCTCAAGGAACGGTCACTACCACTCAAGTAACAAATGCTAGTTTAGTGGGCCTAGGACAGTCTTTAACAGCCACACTAAATGGACCAGGTTTAATCTTAAAATATTATGGTAGAAAAACGCCAAAAGTTACTACGGGCTATACTGCTAAAACACCAAAAGTAACCACTGGATATACTAATAAAACCCCTGCATAATTATGTTTGACTTAAAAGTAAATAAACAATATAAACAATAAAACTAGGAGATTTTAACAATGGCATCAACTTACACACCTCTTGGCGTTGAATTAATGGCTACTGGCGAAAACGCTGGTACATGGGGAACGAAGACTAATACTAATTTAAATATTATAGAACAGATTTCTGGCGGCTTTGCTTCTGTTGCGGTTGCTGGAACAGGAAATACAAACCTTACAATTACAGATGGAGGAACTGGCGCAACCGGTGCTGCAAGAGTCCTTGAATTAACTGGAACTATCACAGGAAATATTACTGTATCTATTCCATTAGACGTAGAAAATTTTTACATTATTAAAAATGCAACGAGTGGTGGTTGGACAGTAGAATTTCAATATGTGTCTGGTTCAGGTACAAGTTTTACTTGGACAACTACACAAAAAGATTGGAGAATTTTATGTGCAAAAGCAGATGATGGCACAAATCCAAATATTGTAGAAATTGGATTAACAACTGCACCAGGCGGTTCAGATACACAAGTACAATATAATAACTCAGGTTCGTTTGGAGGATCTTCAGATTTAATTTGGGATTCAAGTGGTTTAAGTATTGGTTCTCGAAAAGAATTAAGATTATTAGATACTACAGGTGGAGAATATATTGCATTTAAAGCAGCTGGAGCTGCTTCTAATCAAATTTTAACTTGGCCCGCAGGTTATGCAGGTGCAAATGATTATGTGTTAACATCTCAAACAGATGGAACACTCGCATGGGCTGAAGTATCGGGCGGTGCGTCATGGCAAGCAGTAATTACAGCCGACCCAGGACCAGCAGTAGCAGGTAATGGATATTTTTGTAACACAACCGGAGGAGCTTTTAATTTAACTCTTCCAGCTTCCCCTTCTATTGGAGACTTTGTTTCTTTTATAGATTATGCGGGAACGTTTGATACATATAATTTAACAGTTGCCAGAAATGGTAAAAAAATACAGGGGGCATCAGCAGATTTGACTGTGTCTACAGAAAGAGCAGCTAACACATTAGTATTTGTAGACGACACTCAAGGTTGGTTGTTGCAGAATAAATAATGGCTGAGTATAGAGAAATACAAGGTGTGGCAGTTGAAAGTAAAACAGGTTCAACTGGTACAATCGAAGGGCAAGTTTATTATGATTCTACAACTGGTTCGTTTAAATTAGTAGGCGCTAGTGGAGTAGTAACAATTACAACGTCTTAAGGAGGAAACTATGGCAAATTATCAATACTGTACAGCAACAAATTGGGGAAAAGGTTTTATTACAGCCCATGATTCAAGAAACATTGGACCAAGAATATACCCCGGTGATGTGTGGAGAATACCTGCTAACAGTCAAGATTCTAACAGATGGATCGCTGGAGTAGCTGGAGTAAACAAAACTCTATCGGAAGCACAAACAATTGTTGACGCAGCAGTTGCTGCATCACAGGCTGCGTGGGATGCGATACCGGCTGATGATGAAACAAAAGACTCTTCAAGAATATTGTATGTACCTAGACCAGAAGACATAACATTAACGGAGTGATTATAAGTGGCAACATATTACGACATACAAGGACAAAAGGTACAATACCTTTCATCAGACCCTAGCCCTGTAACAAAGGGACAGGTATGGTATAACTCGACTTCAAACTCATTAAAAATGAGAACATATAACGCTGCTGTTTGGACATCAGGAGCTACTACACCATATGCTGCTAGAGGTACTCAAGGATTTGCGGACAGCAAAAACGCTGCTCAAATCTATGGTGGTTACACAACTACAGCTACCACTACAAGTGCGGAGTATGATGGTACAAGCTGGTCTCCAACTCCAAGTCTAAATACATCAACTTATTCAGGTTCTCTGGGAGTAGGGGTTAAAGCTTCAGCAATTACAGTCGGCGGAGCAGGTCAAAATTCTGAACAATGGAATGGTTCAACATGGTCTAATATTACTACTTTCCCTAATTCACCAAACTCAGTAGAAAATACTGGTGGGTTTGGTTCTACTACAGCGGGTTATTTTATGGGTGGATCATCACCTACACCTACAGCTCCTACGGTTAAACCTTCAACAACAACATGGAATGGAACGGCTTGGACAACATTAAACCCAATGGCTATCGGTAGAACCGCTATGGGTGCGTGTGGTACATCTACTGCAGCAATAGTTTTTGGAGGAGAATCAGGAGTCCCTCCTTCTTATCCAGGCACAAGAGATCAACAAGAAGATTGGGATGGAACATCTTGGACTGCATCCCCAGCTAGTTTGAATACTCCAAGATATGCTTTTGCAAGTTGTCAAAATGGTCCAGCAGCAACAGCGTGGGCAGGAGGTGGTTACACACCTGCAATAACTGAAACTTATAAATCTACAGAAGAATACGATGGAACCACATGGGCAAATAGTCCAGCCGTTGTAACTTACGAATCAAGAGGTGGTCAAGGTTCCGGTGGAATTCAAGGAGCATCTGGTTTTATGGCTAATGGAACTTATCCGGGTAACCCAACTTTTAATACTGATGGGTGCTCTGAATTTGATCCAGGATCAATAGCAACACAAACAGTAACAACAAGTTAAAAAATTATGGCAAGTTATATAGACATACACGGAAACAATATACCAATTAGATCTTCGGATCCTAGTAACCCAATTTTTGGGGAGATGTGGTACAATACATCAACATCAACCTTAAAAGGATATGTTTATGCACCATCCGCATTTAGTACGGCTAATGTTTTACCAACTGCCACAATGGGTGGACTTGGTGGTGGAACAATAACAGCAGGATTAGTAGCCACTGGAGACTATCCAGCGGGAAGATCCAATGTGACTATGGAATACGACGGGACTAATTGGGCTGTAGGCGGTACTTATCCAGTATCATACACCCAGGTGGGTGGAGGTGGTACTCAAGCCTCAATGATTGCTGTAGGTGGTGGTCCACCTTGGACTAACAATCTTGCAAATTCATATAATGGTACAGCTTGGTCAGGTGAAACTGGTTATCCTACTAACATTAGAGGATCTGATGGCGGAGGAACGGGGGAAACGGCATCTTTTGTGGGCGGCGGTGAAAATGTGAACACAGGAACAAACGCATTTAATCTTTATAATGGAAGCTCTTGGACTGCAGGCGCAGCAAATCCAGCGGCTAATTTTAATAAATTTGTGGGAACACAAACAGCAGTTCTTGCAGTTGAAAATGGACCCGGCGCAACTCAATCATTTAACGGAACTTCATGGACAACATTAAACCCAGCTTTAGCTACTAACTCAGGTAATATGTATGGAGATCTAACATCAGCTGTAAATGGTTGTACAAGTCAGCCAACTGGAGCTCTTCCTGCTCAAGAATGGGATGGGACATGTTGGGCTGCTGGAGGAATACCTGCACTACCAAATTATAGGCTTAGAACCACATGTCAAACTGGAACTGCCGGCGCAGGCTTTTTCGCAGGCTCTTACCCTGGAGCAGCTCCCCCTACATCATCAAATGATGTGGAAGAATATAGCGCAGCGGCGGCGACGACTGTTACTGTTACAGCATCGTAATACTTGACTTTTAAGTCCAGTATTATAATATAGTTTATGAAAGGATTATTATGACAGAAAAAAGAAATATACATGCGCTTATAGAAAAAGAAGCTCCGGCTTTAAATAACTTATTAGACCCACAAGATGTTTCTGCATTTAAATCAATGATAGAAGAGCTTCGAGACACTTGGACTAAGAAACAAATTTTTAGAACTGAAACTGAAATGAGGTTTTCAGTTTTAAATGATTTTAAATATCCAAATAAAGCTTCTAAATATTGGCAATGTGTAAGAGAACAAAATGTCTATCTAGAAAATTTAATGACTTTGTCTTTTGATTGTAGAAGAAAAGAAGCAAAAATTAAATGGTTAGAAAAAAAATTAGAAACAGAAAAAGACGAATACAAATTAGAAAAGTATAAAATAGATTTAGACGAAGAAGTTTATGGTCTAGCAAATATGCAGTTAGTTGCTAGAGATCGTATGAGAGAAATTAAACTCTGGTCAAAAATTAAAAAAGAAAATGATGATGGCTCGTTCGATAAAGAAAATGTTAATGCACATCAAATAGAGTCTTATCATAAAATAATGCAAAATAGAAAAGAGACCCTAACAGCTGGTTCAAGTCAGCCAGAAGTGTTTAATGTATTAGGTCAATTGGAATCCATTGAAAGACTTAAAAAAGAAAGAGGTATACTTGAAAGTCAAAAGAGAGAAGCTATTTCTACGCAACAGACAGCTGGAGATGCAACCGGAAAATCAGAGACAAAATGATCTATACAAAAAAGTAAGGGATCATATAAAGAAGACCGGTTCTATCATTAATCCATTATTAGTTGTTGAAGAAGGGGATAAATATAAAGTGGTTTACGGAAACAATAGATACTTAGCTGGCGTTGAATTAAGTCTAAAAGAATTTCCTATAAAAATTTTACCGAATGAGGAAGTTTCAACTATAAGAGAAGGTGCTAAAACTTACACCGAAGTTAAGTTAGATGAGGAAAAGAATGGACTTTAGCATAGTAGTATTAGGTCAAACAGTCTTACGCTATAACGTACCGGCTGACATAATGGCCCAATTAAAAAATATATATAGAGATAAATGTAATGAAATGCCTCCGGCTAACCCTCAATTAGTAGGAAAAATTAATAATGAAAAATCTTTTTTTTATGACGGACCAGATGTTCCAGAAAAGAAGATATATCCGCATAACTTTTTATCTAAGCAAATAATTGATTTTTATTATATGGCGTTTAACCATTATTTAAAGTGGAATAAAATTAGAGATTATACATGTACCCTATGTTCTGTATGGATTAACAAAATGAGAGAACATGAATACAATCCTGTTCATATTCATCAAGGAAATTTATTTACAGGGCTATCTTCAGTTCTTATTGTAGATGTACCTCAAAGTTATGGAGTAGAATATTCATCCGCACACGAGCCCTTAAATGGCCAGTTAATGATATTAGGCTCTTCTTCTGGTATGTTTGCAAACATGGATTATCAACCGGCCAATATAAAATCAGGAGACTTGTTTATTTTTCCTTACGATATAAGACACTGTGTTTATCCTTTTAATGGACCAGGAGAAAGATTAACTGTTGCAGCCAACATGGATGTTTTATTTGATCCTATTAAAAATAGAGGGGCAACTTAATGTATGAGAATAAAATTATAACCGAACCTAAATGGAAAAGCTGGATAATTGAAACCACTACTCCTATTTTTACACCAGATCAATGTAGACAGATTATTGAATCAGGCAGAGCACAGAAACCACAAACAGCACAAGTTGGTATGGATAAACCTGGAGGAGGTGTCAATACTAAGAAAAGGGTGACTACTATTAGCTGGATACCATTTAAAGAAATGACGCCTATGTACGAACATTTAGATAGCTTTATGCAAAGAGCAAATCGCAATCATTTTGGTTTTGAAGATATTAGAATTACCGAACAAGCTCAGTTTACCGAATACCCAACAGGAGGATTCTATGATTGGCATATGGATTGCGATTTAGTTATGACCCAGGAGCCTCCGGTTAGAAAAATTTCTATGACTGTTTTATTAAATCATCCCTCAGAATTTGAAGGAGGAGAATTAGAAGTTGGAGGAAAGAGAACTGCGAAACCTGTGGAACAAGGACAGGGGCTGGCTTTCGCTTCTTTTATTAATCATAGGGTTAAACCAGTAACTAGAGGAGTGAGACAATCTTTAGTGCTGTGGTTTGGGGGAACACCTTTTAGATGATCGAACATCCATTCGATGACAGCACTTTTATAAAGGGGTTCTATATTCCTGAAACTGTTTGTGACAAGGTTATAAAATTTTTTAATGACCATCCCGATCAAAAGTATCCAAGTCAAGTAGGGTCCAAACCTAAGGTGAACGAAGAAGTAAAAAAAGGAACAGAGATGTTTTGTCCCGTGCCTGTAATAGATTTTCATCTTCCAGATTATTTAAAATGTTTACATCAATGTTGTAATAACTATCTTCTAGCATTTACAGAGGCAAAAAACGTACATCCTTTTAACATTGAAAACAATATTAAAATACAACACTACCAACCTAATGAAGGTTATTATAAATGGCACTGGGAAAATACAGGTCATGAGGAGAATATTAAAAGACACTTAGTTTTTATGACTTACTTAAATAATGTTAAAGATGGAGGAACTGAATTTAAATATCAAAATATAACGGCTCCAGCAAATAAAGGTTTAACTTTAATATGGCCTGCTATCTGGACTCATACCCATCGAGGTCAAATAAGTCAGACGGAATCTAAAACAATTATTACAGGATGGTTTAGTTATGCTTTTTAAAGAACACTTCTTTCCCACCACTGTTTATGGCTGTGATATTAAATTAGATAATTATAAACTAGAACAAGATATTCTCGAATGGTCTAAGCAGGACAAAGGAGTAGAAAAAACAAATGTTAAGGGATGGCATTCTCAAGCGGATATGCATAAAAAACCAGAATATAAACCTTTAGTGGATCAACTTTTTGTAGCTATGAAGCACGTATGGGAAGATCAACATTTAGATAGAAACCCTAGACTAGGTAATATGTGGGCAAACATAAATTATCCTGGTGGATATAACAGACCCCACGTACACCCTAATTGTTTATTGAGTGGTGTATATTATGTAAGGTCTCAACCTGGGGCAGGTAAATTAGTTGTAAATGATCCAAGACCAGGCGTACAGTTAATGCTGCCTGTAAGAATAAAGGAGCCAGGACCAAAACATTTATGGAGAGAAGTACACCTAGATCCCGTACCAGGTAGAATTATTATATTTCCTGCATGGTTATTGCATTGTGTTGAACCAAATCAATCAAATGATATAAGAATATCGGTAAGTTTTAATTTTATACAGGAGGGTTTTCAATGACCGGTTTAGTTTATAAAGAATTACCCGTAGAAGATATTACCCATCTTACAAGACCAGAATTTGTTAATGGTATAGAACAAAAATTCCATGATACTTTATTAGAATCTATTACTCAATATGGTATGAGAGATCCTGTGTATATTAATCAATTAAAGGACGGCACCCTTAAAGTAACAGTTGGCAATAATCGCATGGTCATCGCTAAAGAACTAGGAATTAAAAAAATTCCCTGTGTTATAAAATTACACAATCCTCAAGATAATAATTTAAATGGAAGAATTCTTCATACAGAAAAAGAGATAGAAGATGTATTTCATAGTAAAGAAGGACTAGAAATTAAAAAAGAAGATGGTATTATATATGAAGTAATGCCTAAGAATTATCAAAGAAATGGAAAAATTTAATAAATATCAAGTAATTAAAAAAGCAGTTAGCTATGAGCTAGCTAACTTTATCTTTAACTATTTTCTACTTAAACGGGATGCAGTTGATTGGATGTATAAAAATAACTTCACCTATGACACTGGAATGTGGGGAACATGGAAGGATCACCAGATTCCGAATACTTATTCCCATTATGCAGATCATGTAATGGAAACGCTTCTGGTTAAGCTACTACCCATCATGGCCCAGAAAACAGGGCTAGAATTAATTCCTACCTATTCTTATGCTAGACTCTATAAACAAGGAGACATTTTAAAACGACATAAAGATAGACCTAGTTGTGAGATATCAACTACTCTTAATTTAGGGGGAGATCCCTGGCCTATATTTATAGATGGCACAGGCGCTAATAATGTTATCAACGAAGAACAAAATTTAATCAAACCTAACGCCCCTCAAGGCACAAAAGTCCTACTTGATGTTGGTGATATGCTAGTATATAGTGGATGCGAACTCGAACATTGGCGAGAGCCTTTTGACGGGAACATTTGCGGTCAAGTATTTCTACATTATAATCATGTGAATGGCCCATTTGCTGAAAAAAACAAATTTGATGGTAGACCTATGCTAGGACTACCAGCATTTGTAAAATAGTATTATAATGAGGTTATATGTTACAAAAGATAGGTTTTTTACCTGGATTCAATAAACAAGTCACACCCACAGGAGCAGAGGCTCAATGGCAAAGCGGTGAAAACGTTAGGTTTAGATATGGTACTCCTGAAAAAATAGGAGGCTGGCAACAATTAGGTGAAAACAAACTTACTGGTGCGGCTAGAAAAACTCATCACATAGTTACTAAAGCTTCTATTAAATATTCCATTATAGGAACCAACAGAATTTTATATGCTTACACAGGTGGTGTCTTTTATGACATTACACCTTTAGTTAATCCCTCAGGAACAGCTATTACAAATGCATTTACTACAGTTAATAATGCTTATGAAGTTACCATTACATCTACATCACATGGCTTTGTAGCCGGTGACATATGTTTATTTGGGGCTACAGCTACCTTCAGTGCGATAACTAATTCTAATTATGGGGCTGCAGATTTTTGTGATAAAAAATTTATGGTTACATCTGTTGTAGACGCAGATAATTTTACTATTACATTACCTGATAAAGAAACAGGAAGCGGTGCAACAGCTTCTGGAGGAATTACTTATTATAGATACTACCACATAGGACCGGCTGAACAAATTGGAGCTTATGGTTATGGTATATCCTTATGGGGCGGTAACGTTTTAGCTTCAAGTCAAACAACATTAAATGGATCATTAAGTGCCGACTGTGCTGGAACCGGAGGAAGTGGAACTAGTATTACGCTAGCAAGTACTACAGGTTTTCCTACCGCAGGAACTAATTATGCCTACATCGGAAACACAATTGGAACAATAGCTACTAGTGAATTAATTTCTTACACAGGAGTTTCGGGTAATGACCTTACGGGAGTTACTAGAGGAGTTCTTGGAACGGGAACAGGAACTGGAGGAGCAGGGTGCCCGGGAGATACAGGGAAAGCTTTTAGTACAGGTATTAAAGTTTATGACGCTTCAGGGCCAGCTTGGGCTGGATGGGGCTCAGCTTCATCTAACACAGATAAAGTTACAGATCCAGGACTATGGTCGATTGATAATTTAGGAGATAATATTATTGCTTTAATTCATAACAGCGCTGTATTCGAATGGGATTCAAATGCAACAGGTGCAACGTCTACAAGAGCAACTATTATTAGTGGAGCGCCCACAGCTTCAAGAGACATGTTAGTATCAACACCTGACCGTCACTTAGTTTTATTGGGAACAGAAACAGAGATAGGTAATACAGCTACTCAAGATGAAATGTTTATAAGATTCTCTTCTCAAGAGGATATAAATACTTGGACACCAACAGCAATCAATAGCGCTGGCACACAAAGACTGGCTGCCGGATCACGGATCATGGGAGCTAAGCTTGGTAGAAATGCAATTTACGTATGGACGGATACCTCATTATTTACCATGCGTTTTGTAGGGACTCCATTTACTTTCGCCTACGAACAGGTAGGAACAAACTGTGGATTAATAGGAATGAACGCAGCCGTAGAGGTGGATGGAGCAGCTTACTGGATGTCTGAGAATGGTTTCTTTAGATTTACTGGTAAACTAGAATCGATGGACTGTTTAGTGGAGGATTATGTTTATGATAACCTCAATAAAACTTCAAATCAATTAATATATTGTGGTCTTAATAACTTGTTTGGAGAAATTATATGGTTCTACCCAACTGAAAACTCTAATGTTGTAGATAGATCAGTTTATTATAGTTACTTAGATTCAACAAGTGAAAGACCTATATGGTTTACAAATGCAAGTACTCTTTTTAGAAGAACTACTTGGGTTGATTCTGCAGTATTTGGTCTTCCTCATGGAACTGCATATGATGCAGGAGACGATGCATCTTTTGATGTTGAAGGAAATACTGAAGGAAGTACAGTTTATTATGAACATGAAATAGGGGTCAACTATGTATTAAGTGGGACTGAATATGCTGTACCCGCTAATATTACTTCAGGAGATTTTGATATTACTCAAGACCAACAAAGGGGTATTACTTTTAGAGGGGATGGAGAATTTATTATGAGGATTAGCAGGTTCTTACCTGACTTTATATCTCAAGCAGGTAACACTGTTATTCAATTAGACCTTAGAAATTTTCCTAATCAATCAGCTGTAAGCTCGACATTAGGCCCTTTTACTGTTACAAGCAGTACTAACTATAAATCTTGTAGAGCACGAGCAAGATCGGTTGCAGTCACTATTGCTAATAATACTAGCGGTGATACAACCTTAGGACAAAATTGGAAACTAGGTACATTTAGATTAGATGTACACGCTGGAGGAAGAAGATAATGCCGTTTAAATCAGAAAAGCAAAGACGCTATATGCATGCTAACTTACCCGAGATCGCACAGAGATGGGAAAGAGATTATGCAAGTGGTGGTATTGCTAGAGTAGGATACCAACAAGGTATGGGAGTTGCACCTTTTCCTCCTCCTAATGATTTAGGAAATCCACTTAACGATTCTAGAATTGTTTCAGAAGAACGAAGTTTATTGGGACATGCATATCCTACAAACCTGGAAGGCAATTGGTGGGGATCTACGTCTACTGAAATGCTAGGTGACCAATATAATCTTCCAATGGATCGAATGATTAATCCAAATGACATGTCAGGAGCCTTAGCCGCACCATATGGTGTCAATCCTATGACAGGAATGCCTTATCAAAAGCCAAGAACTATTGCTGATCAAAATAGAGTACATGGTCAAACGTTTACTCAACGACAACCAGCTTGGTATAACCAAATGTTTAATAAAGCTGGTCAAGGAATAACAGGACTTAAAAATCAAATGGGTAATATGTTTTCAGGAGCTAAACATAAAGCTGGTGCTTTAGCAGGTAATCTTATGGGAATGGCTATGGGTATTCCAGGATTAGGAGCCTTACTAGGAAATATAAGACCAGACAATCCTTATGAAATATTTCAAAAACAAATGTTTGGAGAAATGTATAGAGATCCTAAAACAGGTAAGCCCGCTAATTTTGGTAACAAAGATCCTTTTGGAAAAAATATAAGATCTCTGTTTGGTAACTATGATGTAGTAAAACAAGCTGATAAATTTGCTGGTAGTAAACTTTCACAAAAGTATGCAGATAAGCATGGATATAAGGGAAATCTATTTGCCGATCTTATGGCTGATGGAGAAGTTACGGATGAAGAGATAGAGCAGTATGGTTTAAAAAACATGGGTAACTATCAATTAAATAGATTAAGAGCTTTAGCTCACGCTAAGAAACAAGCTACGGATTGGTATGATAAAACAAAAAGACCTCCTGGATTGGGAGGATCAAAACCAAAGGGTGATGGTCCAACAATATTTAAAACTAGAACTACCGGTGGTGGTGGTAGCGGCCCAACGTATGGACCTCATACTCCAACACATCATGGAACTAAGGCTCATGGACCTGGTGGAAGATTTGATGTTTCAAATAGAAGTAGTTCTAAAAGTAGTTCAAGTGGATCGGGTCGTAGAGGTAGTCATCATTTTGCTCAAGGAGGCCTAGCAAGTTTATGGCCAAGATAGTACAAACAATAACCAGAGCCAGTGAAGATTACAGACAAGACGTAGCTCAATCTTTAGTTAGAGATTTAGATGCTGTATTAGAAAAATTAAATACAACATTTCAAGAAGAAATTAAACAGGAGATAGAGGCTAAAAGTTTCTTTGTTGAATAATGGCTGTTGTAAATCAATACAGATTTTATGGGAAAAGTACCACAACTGTAGATTCAGATGTGGCTTTATTATCTCCTCTAGTAAGTGAAACTTATATAATTAAATCAATAAGAGTAACTAATAAATCAGGATCTAACACACCTACTATTAGTATTACTGATAATGCTTTTTTCATTACCCATACTCAACAATTGACCGCTAACACCAGCGTTGAATTAATCAGCTTACCTTTGATAGTAGAAGGTGGAACAGTTTTAAAATATAGTACAGCTGGAACCATGACTCATGGGGTAGATATAGCTATTAGCTATTTAAATATTAAAAAAGAGGTAACAACATAATGGAAGAAATTAAACCAGATAAAATAATAACTACTATTTCTAACCTTAAAACAGGGGAAATATACAAGACCGAAGAGGAATGGAAAGCTAAGGGAATCGCCGAAACGGACATCAGAAGAGACGTTAGAGTGATTATGCCAGCACTTGATTTGTTTGGAAAAACAAGTTAAAGTATAAACTCAGGAAATTTTCACCTGCCCTTAACTAAAATGAGACAAAATTATGGCACTATTTGAAGAAGAACAGATCACAGATACACTAGACACAGGCGTTCCTTCTATAAAATATGAAGGAAATGAAGGGCCTCAAGACCCTAGACAAGAGCAGATGTTAGCTCAATTAAAAGAAGAATACATGCAATATGTATTTGAACAAAAAGAACTAGGTTCACCTGTTATGTCTTTTGAAGAATGGTATCAAGCCGTTTATCAAGCTAGTAAAATGGGTGTTCAAGCTCCTCAAGAAGAGATGGGGATGCAAGAAGAAATGATGATGAGAGAACCAGCAGCTTATGGTGGTATCATGGATACTGAATCAGGAAGAAGAGCTTACGGTTTAGGAAGTTTCTTTAAAAAAATTACAAGACCAATTAAAAAAGTTGGAAAAAAACTTATAGGCGGTGCAAAGAAATTAATTAAAAGTCCAATAGGTAAAATGGGATTAGCTGCATTACTTGCAGGCCCAGCACTAGGTGCATTGGGTGGAACAGGTGCAGCAAGTTCTGGATTTTTAGGTTCAGGTGCAGCAGGCGGTGCAAGTGCAGCAGCAGCAGCAGCCAGAGCTGGAGCAACTAAAAAAGGAATAGGAGCATTATTAAGCAAAGCTATGCCTCATTTAACAAACCCAAAAACTTTAGCTAAGATCGGTATTGGTGCAGCAACTGCATTACCATTCCTAGGTATTGGAGGTCAAAAGCAACAAGAAGAGGTTGGACCTGACATGGGTAAACTTGGAAGTTTTGATTTTGATTATGATAAAATGATTAGAAGAGGTCAAAATTTAAAAAGTACTCAAGACATTATAGATTATAATAAAGAATATGGAACTGATCTTGTAGAAGACGAAGAAGTTTATAGAACTGGAAACGCTTATGGCGGAAGAATTGGGTATGCTCAAGGTGGTTCAGAAATTATTGAAAAAATAAAAGAAAAAATTATTGAAGCTGGTGATCGTGCTCAGGGAATTCCCGGAATAGATGAAGCTATATGGATAGAAAAGATTAAAGATTTTATAAGAAAGAAAAGAGAAAGAGTTGAGAGAAAATATGGTGACGTAGGAAGACCTGATCCAAGAGAAGAGCTTATGCCTGAGTTGGAAGCATGGGAAAACTTTCCTGGACGACCTTTACCTAGAAGACCTATGAGACCTATGCCTGACATGCCTAGAAGACAACCATACGCTTTAGGATC